CAGTTATGGCCGGATCATTTTTGATTGGTTACAGTTTAGGCAAAAAAGAAGATAGAAGAAATTACAATTATATTGATAGATTAAAAGATATATTTAAAAAATAATTTATTATGTCAACTGTAATTAAACCAAAACGCTCAGAAGTAGCAGCTTCAATACCTACATCAGGTCAATTAGAAGTCGGTGAAATAGCACTTAACATAACTGACGGTAAATTTTTTTCTAAAACTACAGCTGGAGTTGTAAAAGAAGTAGGAGGTGCTGGTGCAATTACACTTCAAGGTGTTACAAATAACGGTGCTGTTTCTACAAATGATATTGTATTAAATGGTGCAGATTTAGTATTTGAAGGTTTAGTTGAAAATGCTTTTGAAACAAGTTTAACAGTTGCTGAACCTACAGCAGATAGAACGATAACTTTACCAAATCAAAGCGGAACAGTGGCAATGGTTGATGATGCATTAGCATTGTCAATTGTTTTCGGAGGATAATTTAAAAAATGGCAAGTACATTTAAAAATGCAGGTATGACCGTTATCACTTCTGATAATGCAAGTGCTAATTTATACACTTGTCCATCTGCTACAACGGCCGTTATTCACGCATTGTACATATCAAATAAAAGTGCTACAAATGTGGCCAACGTAGATGTAAAAGTTACTACTGATGGTGGTACAACTTTTTACCATATAGGAAAATCTTTACAAATTCCTGTAGAAAATACTTTAGTACTAGATAAACCAATAAATTTAGAAGCTAACGATAAAATTAGATTGGTAGCAGCTGTCAATGATGATTCATCTTCACCTGATGTTGAAGCTTATGCTAGTGTATTGGAGATTAGTTAATGGCAATTTTAGGATACGTAGTACCAGAAACTTCAACACAAACGATTGAGACCTTTCACGGATTAAGAAGAACAACTGAAGGATTATTATATTACACAAAATTAAATAAAGATACAACAACGACAATAGATTTATCTAACGGCCAACCAGGCGATACACAATTACCTACAAGCGGAAGTTATGTAGATGCTGATGAAACTCTTACTTCTGTGCAATATTTTACAGGTGATGGTTCAACACTAACTTACACATTAGTTCCTCCAGTATTAGATGGAACAAGAATTAAAGTTTATGTAAACAATATAGAACAAACATTTCTTACAACATACACATACACGAGTCCCACATTAACATTTATAGTGGCTCCTTTTAATAATGCACAAATAGCAGTAGGAATAAAAAATAAAGAATATAAAAATAACACTTCAGACTTATATCAACAGTATATTTTTGAAGATGGAGAAGCTACATATTATGTAGATAGTGACGGTTATTTGATTAAAAGAGAAAATTTAAATAAAGTGTTAACTCCTTTAGCTTCTGATGACTTTACTACATTCGAATCAACAGCAACAGTAAATGCAACAACATATAGTATCTAAGATAAAAATGATTATAAATAGTAGAATAAATTAAGGTTCAAAAATGGCAGATTTTAAACTAGGTAGAATTAAATTTAAATGGAGAGGTGATTGGGCCATATCAACGGCTTATCTAATTGATGATATAGTAAAATATGGTGGTAATACCTATGTTGTTACTTCAAATCATACATCACAATCTTCTATTGCAAACTTCTATACAGATTTAACGGCTGCAAAATATTCATTACATACAGAAGGCCTTTTCTTTAAAGGCAATTGGGCAGCTTCAACATTTTACAAATTAAATGATTTAGTTAAAAATGGTGCATATCAATATCGTTGTATATTACAACACACATCAGGTGGTTCTTTTGCAATTGGTTCAAACTGGCAAGTATTTACAGAAGGCTTACAATGGGAAGATTCATACAATTCAGGTACAACTTATTCAGATGGTGATGTTGTAACTTACGGTGGTTATACTTATGTTTATGTAAATGATACTCCAGCTTCAGGACAAACGCCTACAGATAACGCAAGTTGGGACGTTGTAACAACAGGTTATAATCCAACAGGAATATATTCACACGGCACTTCTTATAAAACAGGAGATGTTGTAAATTACGGAGGTAACTCTTACGTAGCAAATGCAAATCATTCAAATCAATATCCTGCTGTACAAGCTACAGGAGCTGTAAACTCATCTTATTGGGATTTGGTTGGCACAGGTTTTAAATTTCAAGGAACATATTCTTCAGGCACAACCTATCTTATTGGTGAAGTTGTAAGATACGAAGGAACTTCTTACATACAGAAAAAAGATAGACAGGCCGGTACAACACCAGGAACAGACGTTACAGTATGGGAAGTTTTAGCTGCAGGTGACGAAGGAAACGTAATGTCAGAAGCTGGTGATATGATTATCACAAGTGCTTCAGGTAATCCTACAAGATTAGATTTAGGTCCAGCTGGTTCAATTTTAACTTCAAATGGTACAATACCTCAATGGAGTTATGATGAAGGTAGTAGAAACGTTTTATATGTTGCTAACACAGGAAATGATAGTACAGCTACAGGCGGAAAAACTTTACCTTATAAAACAATTAAAGCAGCTCTTGCGGCCGCAAATAAAAATGATATATTAGATTTTTCTGCTATATCTGGTGGAACAGGAGGTGCAGGAGGAGTTTATACTATTTCAGTAACGACAACTTCAGGTTCAGGTACAGGTGCAACTATTAGAGTTACTACAGATGGTTCTACAACACCGACAATTAATAATGTAATAATAGTTAATGGAGGAAAAAACTTTGCTGTAGGTGATACAATCACAATTAATGGATCTTCATCTTTGGGTGGTGCTACAAATTTAATTTTGACAATAGGTAATGTGGGATTTGGAGATATGGTGTGGGTAAAAGCAGGATCGTATCGAGAACAGTTACCTTTAGTGGTGCCTGCTAACGTATCAGTAAGAGGTGAAGCATTACGAGCTGTCGAGGTAAGACCTGCTTCAGGAAATTCAACAACAATTGCTACAATTACAAGATCGTCTACAATTTCAGGTGCTACGAATGGCACTTATTTGTATAAACATCCTACAAATTTATCTTCTTCATTAGGTGGAGCTGGTCTTGTCGTTAATGTAACGATAGCAGGTAACGTTGTTTCTGCTTGTGCGGTTTATCACGGCGGTTATAATTATACGGTATCAGATACTTCTACACTGACAGCCGCTGCAATTGGTTGCGGTGGAACAGGTACTTTAACAATTACAGTTGCATCTTTAGAAGCAAATAATGCTTCTTATATGTGGTTATTAAATGATGGAACAAATTTACGATTAATGACTTTAAGAGGTATGACAGGTACTTCTACACATTTAACTGCTAACACCAGTTTTGGAGGTGCAGTTGTTGCTTCATTGGATCCTGAAGGAGCTATTTTAACTCAATCTCCATATTTACAAGATATGACATCTTTAAATGCTAACGCTGTTGGTATTAAAATAGATGGACTTTTACATACAAACGCTTTAAGTAATAAATCAATTTTAGGAACACATTTTACACAAATTAATTCTGATGGTATAGGTATTTGGTGTCACGGTAATGGTAGAGCGGAAATGGTTTCTTGTTTTACTTATTTCTGTAATAAATCTTATTTTGCTTCTGAAGGAGGTTTTATACGAAGTCTAAATGGTTCTTCTTGTTATGGAGAACAAGGTGCTGTTGCTGACGGACAATTAGTTGCTGAAACTGCTATAAACGTTCAAGGTAATGGTGAAATGTTAAGATATTCCGGCACAGGATTTATTGGTGCTGCAACAGAAACGGATGTAACAAATTCATTTGCTACAAATGGTTCTGGAACTGCTACAATCGTAGGTGTTACATCAGGAGCCACTGCTACATTTTTTAGATACAACACATCTTTAGATAATCTACACATTAAAAACAGAACAGGTAATTTTCAAAAAGGTGAAATTTGTACAATTACAAAATCAAACTCATCAACGTTTCAACTTACATTAAGTTCTACATTCGGTCCTTCAGATTCTACAAACGTTGCACAACAAGGTCAAATAGGTGCTTTGATTGCAGTTAAATCAGGAACAACGACATTAAATGCTGCCAATATATTAACTGTAGGAGCAAACGTTAAATTTGCAGGCAATTCAAGATATTACCGTATCAATGCTGTAAGTGAGGAAAACACAGGTGCTGGTACGGCAACAATACGTTTAACAGACAGTGTAACAAATATTGATGGTGCTATAGATAATAATGAAGTTACTTTAGTTACAACAAAATATTCAAACGTCCGATTAACAGGTCACGATTTTTTAAGTGTTGGTACAGGAGGTGCTGTTGACACAAATTATCCAGGAGTTCCTAGTCAACCATCAGATCAAGCTGATGAAGTAGAAGAAACAAATGGAGGCCGTGTTTACTTTGTTTCTACTGACCAAGAAGGAGATTTTAGAGTAGGAGATTTATTCCGTATTCAACAGGCAACTGGTATTGCAACTTTAAATGCTGACGCTTTTGACCTTTCAGGTTTATCTGAATTACAATTAGGTTCTATTGGTGCTCAATTAGGTGCTACAATTAATGAATTTTCAACTGATGAATCATTATCAGGAAATAGTAACACTGCTGTGCCTACAGAATTTGCAATTGTAGGATACACACAAAGAGACCAAATGGGAGTAGGACATTTTGTTCCTCCTACAGGTACAACCGCTCAAAGACCGACTGGTGGAGATTTATTTACAGGCGGTATAAGATACAATTCATCATTAGTAACTTGGGAAGGTTACAATGGTACACAATGGACAGGTTTAGGTGGTGGTAATCCTTGGGCTTCAACATCATCAAGTATTACAATTGCTGCAAATGACCGTTATTTTGTAGACACTTCTAGTGCTGCTCGAACAATTACTTTACCAGCTTCTCCACAAGTAGGTGACCAGGTAAGTATTATAGATTTAGCAGGTACTTTTGATACAAACAATTGTACGATTGATAGAAATAGCTTAAAAATAATGGGATTAACTGAAAATTTAGTGTTAGCAGTTGAAGATACAGGTATTGTTTTAGTATATACTGGTGCAACTTATGGATGGAAATTAGTAAACAATATCTAATATAAATAAAAGAGAGAATTAAACTATGGCAGATTTAAGAGATTTTACAGGAAAAAACCGAAAGTTCACTGGTGTCATTGGTGAGCGTATTTCAACAGGTACAACTGCTGAAAGAGATACTTCTTTTGGTGCTGGTACATTAAGATTTAATTCACAAACAGCTTTGATGGAATATTATACTGGTGTTCTTTGGAAATCAGTCGATGCTCCTCCAACTGTAACAGCGGTTACTCCTACAAATGTATTAACATCACAATTTCCGGATTCATCAACATCAGTTACTTTTGCTATTACAGGTACTTTATTTTCTGCAGGTGCTACAGTTACATTTATAGGAACAGATGGTTCAACTATTACGGCCGATACTGTTAACGTTACCTCCCAATCATCACTTACAGCTACAGTAAATCAAAAAGTAAGATTTTTAACTTCTGTGGATCCTTATGATGTAAAAGTAGAAAACGTATCAGGTCTTTTTGCTGTATTAGATAATCAAATCAATGTAAATCAAGCAGTTACTTTTACAAATGCTGCAGGTAGTTTAGGTAATTTTCCTAATGACGGTGCTTCAGTAAGTGTGGATGCTGGCGGTACTGATCCTGAAGGCGGTGCAATTGTATATAGCGTAAGTAGTGGTACTTTACCATCTTGGGCTTCTTTAAGTTCAAGCACAGGATTAATTACAGGAACAACAACAGGTTCTGGAACCGAAACAAGTACATTTACAATATCAGCAAGAGATGCAGCATCAAACGTATCTCTTAGACAATTTAGTATTACAACAAGAACACCTGTTATAACAACTTTTAATTCACCAGGAACATTTTCAGTACCAGCAACTACAACATCAGTTGATGTATTAATTGTGGCAGGAGGCGGTGGTTCAGGTTCACAACACTCAGGTGGTGGTGGCGGCGGCGGATTAATTTTTAGACCTGGTTTTCCAGTATCGGCAGGTTCTTCAATACCAGTAACAGTTGGTGGTGGAGGAGGTGCTGTAACTGATGGTACACAACCTCCAGCAGCAAGTAATTCAGTATTTAACTCACCTACAGGAGTATTAACGGCAATAGCCGGTGGTGGTGGTGGAAGAGGATGGACAAACGCAAACGCAGGTCATCCAGGTGGATCAGGCGGCGGCGGAAGCGGGCCAGGACCACACGGGCCTGGTACAGGTACACAACCAGCTCAACCAGGAGATTCAGGTACTTATGGATTTGGAAATCCAGGAGGCTCTACATCAGGATCTCCAGGGCCTGGCGGAGGAGGCGGAGGAGCAGGAGGAGCAGGAACTAGCAGAACACCTAATCAGCCTGGAGGACCAGGAGGTGCTGGCCGTACTTATACTATTTCAGGATCACCGGTAACTTATGCAGGTGGCGGTGGCGGTGGCGGGCACGATAATCCTCCTACTGGAGGAACAGCAGGACCAGGAGGTGGAGGAACAGGAGGCACTCATCCAGGAACTAATGGGCAACCAGGAACAACAAATAGAGGTGGAGGAGCAGGAGCTGGATCTCACGGCGGAGGACAAGGTGGTAACGGAGGTTCAGGAGTAGTTATAGTAAAATCTTGATAAATATAAATTATTAACAAGCGAAATATTATGGAAAATAAAAATATTAAAAAAATATTAAAAGAACAAGTTACTCAAAAAGAAAAAATAGGTTTTGCTCCAAATAGACACTCTGAAAAAAATACAGGAGATCCTTACTCTAAACTAACTTCAAATAAAACAGGCGAAGGTATTGAAGAACAACTTGATTTCGGTAGTCTTACAACACGAGATAAAAAATTAATAGAAGAAGTTCTTAAATTATTAAAAAATAACGACAACGTTACAGTTCAAAATATTTCACAACAAATAAAAGATAAATTTGAAATTGCAGAAATACCTATGATGAAATATGAAGAATCGTTATGGTATCAATTAACAAAAAATGAACATTTAGGTGTGTCTATACAAGGTTATAGAGAAGTTACACAAGAAGATGGTAAAAAAATAAGAATACCACACATAGCGATGTCATCTGATTTAGACTACTTAGATGATGTTGTTAAAAGAATTTTTGCAACGGTTAGAAATTTAAATATAAAATGATATAATATTGTATGGTAACACATAATGCGTATTGGTGGTTTGAAAGTATTATTACTCCTGAAGTTTGTCAAAAAATAATATCTCTCGGAGAATCTAAATTAAAAGAAGCTAAAAGTCAAGGTATCAGTACATTAGGAGTTACTGGTGATAATAAAGAAAAACAATCTGTTTTAGATGGTGAACCAATGCAAGACAAGACTTACGAAGAATTGCATAATAAAAAAGTTTATGTAAGAGATAGTGAGGTGGCTTGGCTAAATGAAAAATGGTTATACGATTTAGTATTACCTCAAATTAATATTGCAAATAAACTTGCAGGTTGGGGTTATGACATAGATAGTTTTGAGAATTTTCAATTTACAAAATATCATCCAGGAGGGTTTTATGGATGGCACGCAGATGGAACATCAGACAGATTTTCTATATATAAAAGATATATTCCAGGAATTTCTCCTACAAATGATAAAGGTAAAATGTTAAAATATTATACTAGAGATACAGATTTAGTAGGAAAAGTAAGAAAAATTAGTATGACTCTAAATTTAAATGTACCAGGAGAATATGAAGGTGGTAACTTAAAATTTGATTTTGGTCCACACAGTGTAGAAAAAAGATACCACGAATGTGTCGAAATAAGACCTCAAGGATCAATGATTGTTTTTCCTTCCTTTGTTTATCATCAAGTAACTCCAATTACAAGAGGTACAAGATATTCTTTGGTTTTATGGACTTTAGGAAAACCTTTTAAATAATATGAACGAACTGAATAAAAATCATCCGCATAGTTTTTTTGAAGATAACAATTATCTTATTTTACAAAATTTTGTAGACAAAAATTTGTGTAACTTTTTATATGATTATGTAAAACTGTCAGCAAAAAGATTAAATTATTTAGATGAAAATTTAGGTTATAAAAATTATGAAGAATCTGATTTTGGTACTTTTAGAGATACGCAAGCTAAAGGAGATTATAGTAAATATGGAGATGCTGTATTTGACACATTGTTAAAAAGTTTAACGGATAAATTAAGTTACGTTTCAAATATGAGTTTGATTCCTACATATAGTTATCATAGACTTTATACAACTGGAACTGAATTAAAAAAACATAAAGACAGAGCAAGTTGTGAAATATCAACCACATTATGTTTAGGTTATGATGTAAGTAATTTAGAATACAATTATAATTGGCCTATTTTTATAAAAAATAAAGATAGTATTGAAATACCAATTTTATTAGAACCTGGCGATATGGTTTTATATAAAGGCTGTATTTTAGAACATTGGAGAGAACCTTTTTTAGGTAATAACCACGCACAAGTTTTTTTACATTACAATGAAAAAAACGGAAAATTTAATAATTTGTATGATAATAGACCTGAATTAGGTTTACCTAGTAGTTTTAAAATGGATC